AACGAAATAAAAAAAGTTGATTCATTTAATCTGGAGAGTGCTGCTAGCGGCGCTCTCCTTTTTAAAAAGTAAAAAATCATATCAAATTATATCATGAAAAAAAACGCAACACCCGTAGACAAAGTCTACAAACTAATTCACTCATCTCCCCTTTCATTTACTATTCCTTCAAGGAGTACTAGGAGATTCCCATTATTGTATTTTGACGAAGACTCAAATACTAATCGCCCATTGAGGTATGCGATAAACCAAAAGAGCCCATTCGAGGATGAGCAAGATGGTAATCCACTCATTGAGCCTGTGATTTTCGAAGACGGTATGCTCCGCGTACCAAAGAACAATCCCGTTCTTCAGCAGTTTTTGTATTACCATCCGATGATGAACAACGTATTCGCAGAAGTAAACCACGAGAAAGATGCTCAAGCGGAAGTACAATTCTTAAATGAAGAAGTGGATGCTTTGATTGAAGCACGTTCATTAACCATCGATCAATTGGAAAATGTATCTCGAGTTTTGTTTGGTAAAGACCCAGCGGTCGTTAGTACTGCCGAATTAAAAAGAGATGTATTGATTTACGCAAAGCAAGATCCAAGAGGATTCTTGAACTTGATTAATGATCCGATGTTGAAACTAGAGTCCAATGTACGCAAGTACTTTGACGGAAAGGTTTTGGCATTTAGAAACGGAAACAAGGAAGTTTGGTTCAATACTCCTTCAAGCAAGAAGAAGATGATCAACATTCCTTTCGGCGCGGATCCCTACGTTGAGGTTACTTTGTACCTACAGACCGACGAAGGTATTGATGCATTGAAACTTCTAGACAAGAGTCTAGAGATGATCTAATAAACTTTATTTCTTATCAATCAGAGGGGGCAAACGCTCCCTCTTTTTTTTTGTTTATCTTTGCTTTAAACAATAACATGATTAATGAAGTAAGAAATACCGTGTTGTCCATATTGAATAAGAACAATTACGGATATATATCTCCATCAGACTTCAACTTGTTTGCTAGTCAAGCGCAGATGGAATTGTACGAAGAGATGTTTTCTTCGTATAACAAGATCATCACGATGGAGAACAGGCGCGAGTCTGGCGTGGGATATGCGGACTTAAGAAGAACTTACGAGGAAGCAATGGAGATTTTTATTTCCAACAAACCTCTTCAGAACTTTGCAGGCAGCGTGTTCTTGCTACCAAGCGCAATCACCACTGGTGATGAGTACTACATGATGGTCAAGGTTATCTGCTACCCAACAGTATTGAAGACCGGAGCGAATACCTCTGTGGTATCTTTTCAGTTGGTTTCTACTACCGCAAACTTCTTGACTGCGAATATCGTACCGGGAGATGTAGTAGTTAATACCACCACAAACACAATTGCCAATGTAGTATTGGTTTCTAGCAACACAGTTTTGTTGTTGGACAACAACATATTCACCACCACCCCTGCTAACTTCTTGGTATTAAAAGCAAGCGCAGCGGTAGAGGCAGAGAAGTTGACGCAGTCAAAATCAACATTGTTAAACACGTCAATGCTCACAACACCATCAACCTTATTCCCTGCGTACACACAGCAGGCTACCGTAATGACGGTCACGCCTGTGAGTTATAAGATTCCGGGGCAAGTGATTGCCAACTACTTCAGATACCCATTCGTTCCAAAGTGGACGTATATTAACTTGGCAGGGGGTGAGCCTGTATTTGATCAGACTCAACCAGACTATCAAGATTTTGAATTGTCTCCCGACTACGAGTACAAGTTGGCTACCAAGATATTAGAATATGCAGGTATGTCTATCAGAGAAACAGAGGTAGTTCAATTCGGAATGACACAACAAGCGCACGAACAACCATCATTCAGCGTACAACAATAATAAACCATGGCTTATATATCCCAATATCAATACTACGAAAACAATGGTGCTACTCCAGAGAATGAGAACTGGGGCTCATACCAATATGTAAGTCTGCAAGATATCGTCAAGAACTTTCAGTTGATGTATGCGGGCAACCACTCGCTAGTCAACAACGAGGAGCGGTATCGGATACTATTCCACGCAAAGAGAGCAGTGCAAGAATTGAACTACGATGCATTCAAGGAAATTAAAGTCCTTGAACTCACCGTTGGTAGCAACTTAAGATACATTCTCCCTAGCGATTTTGTCAATTGGGTACGCATTTCTTTGTTCAGAGATGGTCTATTAAGACCAATGACAGAGAACGTTCAGATACTCTCTTCTAGCGCATACTTGCAAGATAATAAAGCCAACATCCTATTCGATCAGAACGGTAATATCTTAGAGCCACAGAACTCTCAGATAGATATGGAGCGATTGAGGGGAACCAAGAGGAACATCTATTTGAATCCGGGCGGAATGTTTGACGGGCAATACGGATGGAACGTTGATGGCAATTGGTATTTTGACTATGGCATCGGCGCACGCTTTGGATTAGAAACAGAGGTAGCAAACTTCAACCCAACATTCGCTATCGACAAGAAGGCCGGCGTAATCAATTTCAACTCTGACATGTCAGACCAACAATGTATTGTTGAATACGTATCAGATGGCATGGAGGGTGGCGACGATTCTTTGATTACTGTGAATAAGTTGTTTGAAAAATATGTGTATGCCTACATTCAGTACGAGATACTCAGTTCTAAGTTGGGCGTACAAGAGTACGTTGTGGCTAGAGCAAGAAAAGAAAAGTCCGCATTACTTAGAAACGCAAAAATAAGATTGAGCAACATTCATCCCGGCAGACTATTGATGAGTCTTCGTGGCATGGACAAGTGGATAAAGTAACATGGCGAACACTACAAGGAATTTCATAGCAGGTAAAATGAATAAGGTCGTTGATGAACGACTTATTCCTGATGGTCAATATATTGACGCTCTAAATATTCGTATGGGATCTACTGAGCAATCAGAAATAGGTGTCATAGAGAACTCAAAGGGTAACGTATCCTTGACCGCGTTGACCTACATAGATGGCACGCCATTAAGTGCAGATGCGAGATGCATAGGATCACTTGCTGATGGAGAGAAAGAATCTATCTATTGGTTTATCCACGACTCCAACTTCCCAGTTGGCGCCACGGGTAAACTTGATATGATTGTTTCCTTTGATGTGTTGACAAACATATTAACTTACCACATCATCAGTATCAATGATGGTAATGGTGACAATACCACGCTTAATTTCAATCCAAAGTATTTAATCACCGGTGTCAATATCATAAAGACGGGCAACTTAGATGAGAGCCTATTATTTTTTACAGATGATTACAACCCACCAAGATTTATCAATGTACGCAGAGGGTATCCAAATCCCATTGCAAACGTGGATCAATTTAGCGCTGAGTCAATTCTTGTTGTAAAGAAACCACCAACACAATCTCCAACAATCAATCCTATTATTACCGGGAGTCAAGACAACTTCATTCAAACGAGGTTCATTTGTTTTGCTTATCGATATAGGTACGCAGACGGAGAGTACTCAGCAACATCTCAGTTCTCACCACCAGCGTTTCTACCGAACCCATTTCAATTTAGTATAGATAGTTATCTAAATGAAGGAATGATCAACAGAGCGAACGCTGTGGAGGTTACGTACAATACTGGAGGTCCGTTAGTAGTTGGTTTTGATTTGCTATTCAAAGAAGCCGATGGCAATGTAATTCGCGTTATCGAAAAATTGGATAAGATTGGAGGAAACTTTGAAGAGGTTACATTCACTTTTAACAACAGTAAGATCTACACCCTATTGCCTACGGCAGAATTGCTTAGGCTTTATGACAACGTGCCATTGCTAGCAAAAGCCCAGACATTAATGGGCAACCGCTTGATGTATGGCAACTATGTGGAAGGCTACGACTTAATTGATAAGAATGGATTTCCTGTAAAGTTTGAATATGTAACTAGCCTAGTAACTGAGATAATTGGTGAAACAGAAATCCTAGACTCAACAAGTACAGGTACTTACAACATTGATGGTGCTCAAATAATCCCTGCATCTGTATTTGAGATTGACTTGGCCGGAGCAAACTTAGTTTCGGGATCAGCAATAAGTGTTGAGTTTACATTCAATCACCAGTCTTTCAGTGGAGATACGCCATTCCCATCTGAGACCGCAGCCAACATCTCTCTTACTTTTTCATTCTATCTTTCTGTTCCATATTCATCAGTATATGCACTAGCAACTAGCGCTCAATTCCAAGAAGCGGTAGGTACTGTTGCTAACATTAAGCCTGTTTTCTCATCTGTCCCCGGTACTCAAACATCATGTGACGGGACAACTCTTACCGACCAAGTAAACTGCGCCGCGCCTAACAACTTGGACGCTTTGATAAAGTTTGCTAGTGGTATTAACGGAGTCGGAGAGCCTATTGGTATTGTTACTAGCCCCGCAAGTACGGTGATTGGTTTTCAATTACCGGCGATGGAGTATGTAAATAACACCACTACACCAACACAACAAGTGTACGAATACTATGAGGTTACATTTGTTGAGGCAACCTTCCAAGAGATTGCTAACCCACAAAGCCTTCACAGTAACAGAGATTATGAGATTGGTATTGTGTACATGGATGAATTTAATCGTTCAACTACGGCATTGGTTAGCACAACCAATACCGTTCATGTACCTTGCGCTTACTCTGCAAATCAGAACTCGATATACGTAACGATACCCAAAAACCAACCTGCTCCAGTTTGGGCAAAGAGATATAAGTTCGTAATCAAGCCAGATGAAGAAAATTATGAGACCATTTATACTTCTATATTCTTCCTTGATCCTTATTCGAATGATGCGTACTTTCTATTGGAAGGCGAAAATTCAAAAAAGATTGAGACAGGAGATCGATTAATTGTAAAGGCAGATAGTACTGGCCCTACTCAGCAATGCGTATACGCTACAGTTCTTGAGAAGGAATCTAAGGCAGCGGACTTCATCACCATTCCAAGTACATTGGATCCATCGGTGAATCTCCCTGTGCCATCAGGCGTTTACATGAAGATCAACCCGAATAGTTTCAATGTAGTGAACGATGAGTTGGCCATCATAGCACCGGGAAAGAAAGAAGAGTACACGGATGGGGCAAACCAGTCCCCCATCTTGCAGTACCCAATGAATAGATTTGATACTGCTACATCTAGTTGGGTTGACTACGATGTTCCTGCTGGTAGCCGAATTCGCTTATACTTTAAATTTGAGCGTTTAGGAACAGGAGATGGCAATAGAAGTTGCGAAAGACGCATATATACACTGGACAAAACATTGGTGGCTTCAGCCAACTATGACAACATGTATGATTGGTGGAATGGGGACAATGTTCAAGCGATACTTAATGAGGGTATAAGCGATGTGGGCGGAGGAAATTGTGCCATAGACAATCAATACATAAACACTTTAGCAAGCAACGGAGGAGATATTCCAACATCCTTGTGTACCAATTACTACAGATTTTTTAGATCAAGTTCTACGAATCAACTCATGTTGTTGGTATCGGGGACAAAGGCTTGTTCTGGTTCATTTAGTAAAACCAAGAGAAGATCTACTGTCACTGCAAATATTGAGGTGTTCAGAGCAGATACCACTTTGATATTCGAGACGCAGCCAATCGATGCATTACCAGATGTATTCTTTGAGAACGATTTGTCATTTGGTATTGACCCTATCAATGGGTTCCACGAGGGTAACATCCAACCACAGACTGCATCACAACCAGCAATCATAGATACCAATTTCTTCAACTGCTTTGCTTTCGGTAACGGAGCAGAGAGTTATAGGATTAGAGACTCTATTGTTGGAAAAAGATTCAATCTAGGAAATAGAGTAACAGCAGTTTCAAAGCAGGACTACAAACGAGTAGATCGATTTGCTGATATTACTTATAGTGGTATCTACAATGACGAATCAAACCTAAATAGATTGAACGAGTTCAACTTAGGTATACTAAACTTCAAAGCATTGGAAGATTCCTTCGGCCCTATCTACACATTGGATGGGCGTAGGACGGACGTGCTTGTTCTCCAAGAGGACAAGATATCTTATGTACTCGCAGGCAAGAATCTTTTGTCTGATGCTGCCGCAGGTAGTGCGCTTACATCAGTTCCAGAAGTATTGGGAACTCAGATTGCTAGAGTCGAGAAATATGGTATTAGTTTTAACCCAGAGAGTTATGTTCAGTGGGGATACGATAGATACTTCACCGATGTAAAGCGCGGTGCGGTAATCCAATTGAGAGGTGATTCATATGCAAATGATCAGTTGGCTGTGGTATCTGAATTCGGAATGAGAACTTGGTTCCGTGATGAATTCATTACAGCGTTTAACACTCAGAAACTTGGAGGGTACGACCCTTACATGAATGAGTATGTATTGGTTTCTAACGAGATTGACCTTCCCGTGGTAGAGCAATGCTTATCATGCGGAGTGAGTCAGACGTTTAGTTTTTTCCTACCCGGTGGATCAACATTCAGTTACTGCGTAAATGCGGGTCCATATGTTGGATCATTAGACATAAACTACACTGCCGTTTCAGTTGATCCGGGCGCTACTTTTAATATTGAGGCTGACTACAACTCAAATGTTTATCAAACTGGATACGTAAATACATCGGGCGTATTGAATTTTAATAAGAACTCAAACAGCGAAGACCTTGTAAATATAAATATCACTACCACTGGTATCGTTACATTGACAGTGACTGTTAATTGCCCTGTGCAACAGGTAATGAGTGTAATTGAGGTAATGCTTACGAGCGATAGCGATTCGGGCCAGACCATTCATGCTCAATACAGATACGTAGATGGCGCTTACACCTCTCCATTGCAATCCGCTGGTGTTACATTCATCTCTGGCACAGTTAGTCCATTGGTTTCAAGATACAACATAAGCACAGGCCCACAAGGCGCAGGAAATATACCAACAGACAATAGCACGGTCAGTATCATCTCAAACAAATTATCTACAGATACATTTAATTTTGATCCGGCTACAGATAAGTTTAGGTACTTGAGAACAAATACATTGTACAACAACAACTCTGTTGATATCAATGCTTTGCTAGTTGCATCTAACTTGGCTACACCAATTGTTACAACCGGTAATGTAAACCAATCTTCATTCAACTCTGGAACATTGGACGATTACTTGTATTTGATATGGGATCTAAGAGCATCAGCGGTTGCTGAGTTATGTTTCTCAAATACAACCATTCAAGATGTGTGTTGCAGTTGTAGTCCTTGTGTTGATCCATGTTCTTACTACCAATTTGAAAACAATGGGGCAACAACAGGGCAGGTGGATTACATCGCATGCGCTGGTGGACCAACTATACCTCTCATGCTTCCTCCATTTGAGTTAGCGAATATATGCGCTCAGAATGGAACGGCTCCGATAGTAATATCAGGTGACATCACAATCACAGTACTTCAACAATGTGGATGTCCATAATAAATAAAACAACATGGCTACTAGTTCAACATACTATTTAAACGGACCATCACTTGGGTCAGCGACCGCTGTGTTCACCGACCCAGACTTGATGCTATGCGCACCCAATGGGTTTTACTTTGACGGGGTAATCGTAAGAGAGCAAGTCTCTTGCGTATTGCTTCCTCAACAACTTTGCCCTGCGTGTGCGGATGCCTGCGGTGGATTCCCAATCTCTGAATACTCTGCCACTGGTGGATACTATGAGATTGCAATCCAATTGGGATCGTCAACGGGCGCAGTTGTTATTGAGTTTGATCCATACACAGTCCCTCTAGGCATCGAGGTGATATACGATGGTGTGGTTTATAACAAGATGAGTTCAACAAACTTTGGGTACTTGGCAGGTATAGCAAACTTGCCAACATACGTTGGTGAAATTGCATCTGATTGTGGTATCGTTGCCGGTAGCCCGTATATACTAGACAAGTATACGTTCTACGGAGCAGTGTTTACTCAAACTCCATTCACTGAGAATGTTAGTATTGTTTCAAGTCAATTGGATTTGACAACCACTACACCCGGACCATGCTTTATTGTTATACCAAAAACAGCGCCATCGCCAACTACATTGCAGGTCAATATAATAGCGGCGTGCCCATTGTCTCAGTTCAATATAACCATTGCTTGTCCAACAGCGCTAATGACTTTCTCTAGTAGCAGTGTTAATGCAAGTGCTATTGTTGCGTGTGCTGATGCTATTGATCAACAGTATTTTGTAGAATATGTAAATGGCGGTGCCGGTACATTGGGTCTTTACGACTGGGTGTTCCAAGATGTCAACGGAGAGTTCGTTCTCCCCGATGGATTCTATCATGCGCCGACTTCAGTTCCTCCACCATATGATTGGTTTCAAGCACAGAATGGTGTAATCGTTCAGTTCGGAACATGTGTTTACGGAAACAACTACCGCGTATCTCGTTGTGGTGATGGACAAGAATTGATTGTATCATCTGCAAGCCCGGTTAACCTAGGTGACATTGTCACATTGACCGGTGTAGTAGATTGCGTATACTCTGTCATTGCCTTTAGCGGAGGAACAGCAGTAGATAGCATCAATGCGGTAATACCATTTGTAACCTGTGACGACATATGTAATACATACGATATCACCAACAACACATTGTTGACTGAGGGTGTTAGTTACCTTGATTGTGCTGGCGCTCCTCAGAGCACTACAGTTATTCCGGGTGCTACGGCTACGATATGTGCAAAAACAAACTCAATAGTTACTAACTTAACGCCTGTATTCACAGTGTGTGGTTGCCCATAATACTAAGACATGCCAAATTATACATTAACATATAGCGAACAGGTTCAAGGGTGGCCATCGTTTTATTCATACCAACCAGATTGGATGACTGGTATGAACAATTACTTCTATACTTTCAAGGGAGGTAATTTGTACAGGCACAACGTAAATGCTGTTCGCAATAGATTCTATGGGGTAAACTATTCATCTACAATTAAAAGTGTATTCAACGATGCCCCGTTAATCAACAAATTGTTCAAGACAATAAACATCGAAGGGGATGACACATGGGATGTAGGTCTGTACACGGACATTCAAACGGATGGCTTCATCTTAGCGAACTACTTTGAGAAGAAGGAGCAAGCGTACTTCGCGTTCATAAGAAACGCGGGTACAGTTCCAGCAAGTCAAGCAGAATACCCACTTAGATCTGTCAATGGTATTGGACGGAGCGCGACGATTGTGTCTACCGTTCCATCTGCGGTATTGGTGAACTACTCCATCTCTCCATTGATCTCGATAGGTAGCATCATATCGATTGGTGATTACTTATACTACTCACTTCCACCTACATACTCTACGCCAATTTTGTTTGGTGAAGTAACTGATATCAATGTGGATTTGAGGAATGGTATAAACCAATTGGTAGTAGACACAACCATCATTGGTGGTAATATTCCTTTGATCCAAGACCCATACACAATGTACATAAAGAACTCTATTGCGGAGTCCCATGGCTTGCTTGGACACTACTGTGTGTTCACCTTAACCAATGAC